CATACAAAATGTAAATATATTAATATGTCAACAGAATTCGAATTATTTAAAGGAAAGAATCTAAGTTCTCTATTTGAGGATATATATAACAACCAATTATCCAAAAAAGCAAAAATATCAGCTTTAATAGAAGAACTTAAAAAGATGATTAAGCATGCTGGGGATGTGGCAAGTGTAGGACCTATATTATCTTCACTAATTGATAGTTCGGTAAAGAACGATGACCAATTGGTTAAGTTAGCAACAATAGCAACTAAGATTATAGCATCTGAAAAGAAAACCGAAGGACAGGATGGTTTCTTAACTGAATTTGAAAAGAATCAATTACTTAAAGAATTGGAAGATACTAAAGAGCAAGTTGAAAGAGTTGATGATTTGGAATTTGAATTGGAAGATTTAAAACAAAAAATGAAGTAAGATGACTAGATTTAAATCCAACACCCAACAAGGACAGCAAGGAGTTACATCTAATCAAGCTGTTGTTTATAGTGTTATATTGGATAATACACATCCTAAATATAAAGATGCTGGTGATATTGGTGGAATAACATTTAGAATGCTAGACCCACTTCACCCATCCGCAACTATGAAAGATACTGAATTACCAGTTGCACATCCATTTGAAAAAAACTTTATAGATTTACCTGTAATTAATGAATATGTTTCTATTGAAAAATCTGGTGTTAGGCTTTTGTATAAAAGAATATCTGGTGATGTAGCTGGTAATAAAAATATAAGTGGAGCGTTTGATACTATTTCAAAGAAATTTGGTAATATCACTACTGCAAATAATCCTCAAACAGGAAACAACTCTGATAAAATTCAAAGATATGAAAGAACAGAAGATACGAAAATCGCAAGAAGTAATTCCGATACATTAGATTCCATAAATCGTGATGGATATGGTGCATATTACAAAGCTTCAAACATACATAGATTATCGCTAAATGAAGGAGATACTCTTATTGAATCTCGATTTGGGCAAAGCATTAGATTTTCAGCATATAACAATCCAGCCAAATCATTCGCACCTACTACAATCATTAGAAATAATGAATCACCATTAACTCAAATAAGTCCAGCAGCATCCGGTAGTATAATTGAAGATATTAATAGAGATGGTTCATCGATAGTATTAAGTTCCGGTGAATATGTATTACCTTTTATTCCCGGTACAATAAATGATAAAGGTACTACCGATTTTCAAACACTACCAAAATCGTTTAAACCATATCCTGAAACTCTTAAAGGTGACCAAGCATTAATAAACTCTGGTAGAATTATATTATCTGCTAAAAATGCAGAAATGATGTTTTATTCAAAAGGCAATGTTGGGTTTATATCAGATGGGCAGTTTTCTATTGATACAAGACTTGGTATGAATGTTAGTGTAAATGATAATATAAGTTTTATAACAAACAATAGAGATTTTCAAATATTTGCTGGAAATGGTTCTGTTTTCTTAGGTAGTAAAGATTTAGAACCGTTGGTTAAGGGGCAAAAGTTAGTGGAAATATTAAGTGAGTTAATACAGGCAATAGGCGATATGCAATTTCTAACACCATCCGGTCCAAGCGCAATAGGACCTAAAAATAAACCTGAATTTGGTAAAATACATTCAAAATTAAATGATATACTTAGTAAATTAAATCAAACGGCATAATGATAGATAATACAGAAAAAAGAGCTGAAGCTGGTAAAGCGGCTGAAGCGGGAAAAGCAGCAGCAAAAGGTGCAGCAAACGCAGCAGAAGGCCAAGCTAAGGCAGCAGCTGGAAAATTAGCATCAGCTTTTTCGGATTTAAAAGGAGATGCGGCCGCATTATTAAAAGGTCTTAAAGATTCTTTAGGTATTCCGGATTTACCAAAATTTCCAAAAAAGTCAGCATTTAAAGAACTTAAAAAGTTTAAACCAAAAACCCCACCCGAACCAAAAGCATTTCAAAAAGAAGAAAAGAAGTTTGAATTCGCACAAGCTGCACCAATAACACCACCACCACCTAAACCACCAGTAGACCCTAGAGCTAATTTTGTAGAAGAATATAAAGGTTATAAAATATACTTATTGGCTAACCTGCCAAACTTTTATATGGAATCTAGATTAAATGATGGACCTGTTTCATTTAAAGGACCTGAAAGTCGTAGTGCAACTAAAGCTGAACTACTTGCGTATCAGAAGAAAGTAATAGATGAAGCTACATCTCAATAAAATATTTAAATAATGTCTTGGGAAACTTTCAAACAAAATATTTTAAGAGTAGCAAATAGTCCTGAAGGAATTTCGGATATAGATGTTGTTGCTGAATCCTATGCAAAGGAATATGATGCTGCAGTTAAACGTGGTTTTGATAGAACTCATTCAATTCCATTGGTTTCTGGTAATGTTGAAATGATGAAAATCTTTTTTAAATCCGCATTACAAAAAGGATTAACCGCATCACAACCATACGATTTAGTAGGTGAGATGGGTGAGGGAGTTAAAGCATATTGGGCTGGTGCGGTTATGGCAACGGCTCCAATACCAATACAACCAGCACCAGGTAGTACAAGTAATATACAGGTTACTCAAAACACTATCACCGATGTAGGAATTTGGAAACAGCCACAATCTTCAGCAAATACAGAACCTAACTTTGAATTAAGTAATGAAAGGAGAGCGGAAGTACAAGAGCAATTAGAAAGGGCAACTACAAATTATAATACAGCTGTAACACAGAATAGACTTGTTGAGGCATCTACTTTTGAAGATGAAATAAATAAATGTGAATCTATATTAATTGAAAATGAGGAGTATAGAATAACAATACCACCTGTTGAAAATAAAATTGATGGTGCTGCAGTTCAACCAATAACTACCACAACCGTACCAACTTCAACTTATGTAACACCAACACCAAATCCTTCAGACCCAGTACAAACTCAAGAAGAAATAGATGCGGAAATTGCTGCATTTTTAGACCAATCTGATGTAGGTGGTGTTGATTCTGGAGAAACTGTTAAGGAATTTAAATGGAACCAGGGTAAACCATTTGTACAAGGATTTAAAGCAGGTGGTGGTATAGGTGGAGGTGGATATGGCGGCTCTTTTAATCAAACATATCCACCACCAACATTTCCACCAAACGCATCACTTGGTTTAAAAGCAGTATTAATTGCACAAAACGATGAAGCTAATGGGGTAAGAGAAATTCCCAAAGAAAGTGATACTGGGCATGCTAGAATTGTTCAAATGCAAAAAAACGGAGCAGGTGGTGGGACCGGATTTGCTTGGTGTGCGTGTGCGGTTACTACTTGGTGGCAGGAAGCTGGAGCAGTTATATCAGGTCATCCAAATAAAGCATACGTTCCAACTTGGGTTAAATGGGCTATTGATAATAGTAGATGGGTTAGTAAAGTAGATGGAGCAAATCCAAATTATGTACCAAATGTTGGTGATGCAATTGTATATGGATGGGGAAGTATGAATAATGACCATGGTGGAATGGACCATATTGGATTGGTTTTAAAAGCAGATAAAGGGACTGTATATGGTATAGATGGAAACTATTCAGCAGCAGTAACTACACATATAGCTAATCCAAAAACAATTAGAGGTTATATAATAATAGGATAAAATTAATTTAAGTGTCAGCAATACAACCAACGGATAATACGGGATTAATAGTGGATGAATTTATATCATACGCAACTAACCACTTAAATAGCGTTAAAGGTACAATATATACTGTATCACTATATCCACCAATAGGAACTCCAAATGTTGGTGTACTCAATTGGACTGGATATTCTGTTTCACCTTCAACGCCAACAAAAGTAGTAACTGAAGATGATTTTAAACCGAAAGAAGATGTAGATGCACAAGAATCAGTAAAACCAACAGAGCAAGAAACTATTCAAAATGGAATTACAGAACAAGATATAGATGCGGAAATTGCTGCATTTTTAGACCAATCCGATGTAGGCGGTATCGATTCTGGAGAAACTGTTACGGGATTTAAATGGAATCAAGGTAAACCATTTGTACAAGGATTTAGAGCAGGTGGTGGAGGTGGTGGTTTTTCTTCTGGTGGAGGTGGTGGTATTATTAATGTAGATTTTGGTGCTTTAGATTTAAGTGCCGATTGGATTACATTATCTGCAAAGTTTATAGGAAAAAATGAAGGGTTTTCAAAAAATGCAGTAAATGATGAGGGTGACCCAAGACTTGGATTTGGTACTAGTAAAATATTAGACCCTTCAACTGGACAAATAAGAACTGTTAAATATGGAGATACTACAACTGTAGAAGATGCGTTAAAGGTATTACAATATGAAGTTTCTATAACATTTAAAGCTAGATTAGTGGGAAGTGGTGATAATAAAATATCTGAAGAAGATTTTAACGCATTAAATAATAAACAAAAAGCAGCTCTTTTAAGTTTTGTTTATAATTGTGGTAGTTTAAGAGGAGGTATAGCTGCATCGGTAAGAAACAAAGATTACGCAGGAGCTGCTAATGGATTATTAAATGGACCAACCAGAGGTGCAAAAACCGGCCAATTATATCCAGGTTTAGTTAGACGAAGAAAAGAGGAAGCAACCCTATTTAGTACATAATTTTCAAAAATAACAATTCAAATATTTATAAACATAACAAATAATAAAGTATGAATACGGACAAACTATTAAAAGCTATTCAGATTCTTATTAAAGAGGAGCTTAAAGAGCAATTGCCTGCATTAATTAAGGAAACTGTAAGGGCTGAAATGAAAAAACTAATAGCAGAGGGTAAACAACCTGCTAAACCAAAAACTACTGGATTATCAATGGCTAAAGCTATGATGGAAGATGATACGATTGTAGAATCAATTGAACAAAAAATAGTACCAACAAAGCAATACAGCAAAAATCCAATGATTAATCAAATCCTCAATGAAACAAAAGGTGGTATTCCGCAAGGAGATGGTGGGTTTAGAACAATGAACTTTGGACAAGGTGATATGGGTTCGATTGTAGGTAAAACTGCGATAGCTGAAAAAATGGGTTATGGTGAAATGGCTAAAGGACCTCAACCAACTGGATTGGGAGTAAACACTGGAGTAGCTGAAATAGATAAAGCTTTGAATAGAGATTATTCGGAACTTGTAAAAAGATTTAAGAAGTAATGGCAATTATATTAGGTAGAAAACCAATAATAGAATCTAAAGAATATGATGATTATGCAGTTGGATTAGCCTTGCCAATTCAGATAACTAATGTTGCGTTTAAGCAAAATTATACTGAAATAGAACAACTTAAATCTAATATAAAAAATTTATTATTAACAAAAAGAGGTGAAAGAGTAATGAATCCATTATTTGGAACAGGGGTAGAAACTTTATTGTTCGAACAAATAACAGATGATTTTGAAGACAGGGTTCAAGAAATAATAACAAACTCTGTTGAAAGATATATACCAAATGTTAATATCGATGAAATAACTGTTGATATGAGTAATGAAAACAGAGATAAAAATTTAGTGAATATATCATTGAAGTTTAGAAGTAGAAATACTGGTAATTCTGGAGTAGTATCAATCAACGTTCAACAAACAGCACCATAATATGAATTCAACACCCAGTAATAAAACATACAGCGGAAAAGATATAAAATATCTTAATAAAGATTTTTCTGCATTTAAAGATAATTTAGTAGAATTTGCAAAAACGTATTTTCCTAAAACAAATACGGATTTTACAGAGGCATCTCCTGGTATGATGTTTATTGAAATGGCATCTTATGTAGGTGATGTTCTTTCTTATTATGTAGATGATACTTTTAAAGAATCATTAATAACAACAGCGGAAGACCAAGAAAATGTAATAGCATTAGCTCAATTTTTAGGATATAAACCAAAAGTAACATCACCTGCTACAACAACATTAGAGATATATCAAGTAGCTCCATCAATTGGTAGTGGGTTAGCAAATACTATTGATAGTAAGTATTTATTACGAATAAAGCAAGGTATGGTAGTTGAATCTAAAAACGATTCTATTAAATTTATAACTACCGATGTAATAGATTTTAGTGATTCTAATAATAGAGAAATTACAATATACCAAAGAGATGCAAATACGGGAGACCCCACATTGTATCTTATTAAAAAATATGTACAAGCGATTTCAGCAATTCCAGAAGAAGATACTTTTGAATTCGGTTCATACGAACCATTTGCAAATATAGTTTTAGAAAATACTAATGTAATTGAAATATACGATGTAAGAGATTCCAATGGAAACAAATATTATGAAGTTCCTTACTTAGCACAAGAAATGGTATTTTTAGATTACCCAAATACTTCTTTAAATGACCCAGACCTTGTTCAATTTAAAGATACTGTTCCTTATATTATAAAAACATTAAAAACACCTAGACGATTTGTTGCAAAAGTTAATTCGGATTTTACAACAACTATCCAATTTGGTGCAGGAAATCCAAACACAGAAGAAGAAAACTTAATTCCAAATCTTAAAAATGTTGGATTAGGACTACCAAACTCCATTAGTAGATTGGAAGCTTCATTTGACCCAACTAATTTTTTAAAGACAAAATCATACGGAATATCACCGTCAAATACAACAATCACTGTAAAATATTACACAGGTGGGGGTGTTTCATCTAACGTTGAAGCAGGACAACTTTCAAATATAACATCTATTGAATTTGATAATGATTATGCTGATTTAAACGCAGCACAAATTGGAACATACAATAGTTTAAAAAACTCAATAGCAGTTACAAATAAAATACCAGCAACTGGTGGTAGAGGTGCTGAAACAATTGAAGAAATTAGACAAAACGCTTTGGGTAATTTTGGAGCACAAAATAGAGCAGTTACATCAAAAGATTATCAGATTAGAGCATTATCAATGCCTGCAAAATATGGTGCAATTTCTAAATGCTATGCAACTGCCGATGGAAAATTGGATAACAATTCACCATCATCTATTTTAGCATCTCCGAATGTTCTACAAGAATTTACGGATTTAGTTATGGATTTTGTAAATAAATCGGATAATGAAGAACCAACAAGAGCTTCAGTTACTTCAGATATTACACAATTTTTAATTGGAAAAACATCTAATGAAAATGAAAAAAATAATCCATTTGCTATTAACCTATATATGTTAGGTTTAGATAATTTTGGAAAATTAACTCCTGTCAATAGAGCAGTTAAAGAAAATTTAAAAACATATCTTAACGAATACAAAATACTAAC